TCCCAGTTAAAAAATTTACAAACCCTTACTTCTTTTGTATTAGAATTTATTTATTCTCTAGAATTACGTCTAGCTGGTCTTCCAAATAAGGGTATTAAAGTTACATTTGGAACTACCACAATATCTGATGAAGTAAAAGTTCAACAAGGGTTAGAATATAAAATTAGAAATTTAACCTCTCTATATAATCAAGGAATAATTGGGCAAGAAAAATTTGCTTGGGAAATGGGTTATGATAAACCCGACCAAAAAGAACCAAGAATTAAACCGGAAGAATCCAATCAAGTATCATCACCAGGTGATAATGCAAAGAAACAAAAAAGGGAGGCAGATAAAGATACCTCGGATAGAAAAACAAGGGATAAAAATAATCCAAATCCTAAAAGGGCTGACCAAGATACAAGAAAACGATAAATAATAAATATTATGCCAAATTATGTTGATACCATGGTACTTGGAAATGGACATAGTATATTAATGTCCCATGTACCTAACCATCATGAAGAAATTTCTAATAGGTTTTTTAGTGAAGCTAAACCTAATAAGGATTCAATAGACCAATTTGGTTT